AGGGGGGGCCGACCTACCTGCCCCCCCTCCGCTAACCCTGGACCGGGGGGGTACAGCCCCACTGTAATTTTCCGCTGTGACTGTAATCCTGATCCCGCTGGCGCTGTAATGCCGCGCGCTCACGCCTTGCAGGAGGACAGGCCGACAGCACGTCTTGTGATGCCGGTCGAGCGCGCGGCCGGCGTAGTGTATCACAACGATCACGTGAACAGCGGCAGTTGTCCGGCTCGAGCGGCGCGCAGCGTCAGCCCTTGCGCCTCGGCTTGGAGTCGCTCGATCCCTATCTCCGCATAGCGTCCTTGCGCCTCATGGCCGATGAAGCGCCGACCGAGCTGAAGACACGCGACGCCCGTCGTCATGCTGCCGCCGTAGGGATCCCAGACCAGATCGCCCGGATCCGTGAATGCTTCGACAAGTTCACGCATCAACCACAACGGCTTCTGCGTCTCATGTACGCGCAACCGGTGCCCCCCGGCCTGGGTGGTGGGGCCGCTCCATAGCCCCGCGTGCCCTCCCCTGTTCCACCGCTTGCGCCCTTTTGGGTGCATAATGGCGATCGACTCGCCCCAGACGGCAGGCCGGTCCCCGGTGAACTGTGGGGTCGGGTTAGTCTTCACCCACGCCCCGGCCCGGATCCACCGATCCCCGGCCGCCGTCTGATAGCTCCCCAACTGCTCAGCAGCACAGAAACAGATCACCCACCGCCGCGCTACCTCTAGCAATCCAGGCACCAGATCCCCGGGATCGATCCCCATGAAGCTGGTGATCGTCGGCCGGGATAGAACCGCGCTCCCGTTGGCCTTGCGCGCTGCCGCGCTGCGACTCACCCCGGAGCGAGCTCCTAGACTGGTCCGGTCGTCAAACGGTGGATCGCTGATGACATGATCGACGGCTTCCGGTGGGCTGTCCTGCCATCGTCCGGCGATGACCTCCCAGCCCTCGCCCGTCACGCGTCCTTGATCTCTCGTAGCTTCCACGCTTCGTGTATCCATTCCCATCCCCTGATCGGTGTCGACGGCTTGCCGTCCCAGCCGTGCGCCAACGCGTGAGCGTAGATAGCGATCCACGCCGCATCGATCGCGCCTTGACCTAGCCCTCGCAGCTGCTCGTAGTGCTCGAGCAGCACGCCGGCCGCGCGTCGCTTGCGTTCTTTGCTCTTGCCCTTGGCCGCGCCGACCATCGCTTGCCAGGACGACGGCGCGACGCGGTCGAGCAGGTGACACGATGAGCCGCCGAGGAGTTGCGCGGATAGCTCCCAGGCTGCCGCGTGCCCGGCGACGACCAGAGCCGACGCCTTCGCGAAGGTCGACGCGTACTGACGCTCTAGCGCCACGTTGAACGGTTGACCAGAGGACACGCGGCCAGCGTCGTCGAGCTGGATACCAGCGAAGCGTAAGACGTGCTGGAGTACCTCGATCCGTTGCCAGGGATCGGAGAGCTTCACCTTACGTGAGTCCGTCGCTATCAAGAGGTCCGAGCTCCTGACGACAGCCACGCCAGCGTGAGCGCCGGGATCGATACCGATCGTCGTGTCGACTACTCGCAGCATTCGGGACACCTCGCACACTCTGATCGTATGAAGTGCTCGCGCCAGTCGTCGGCCGCGACGTCCAGGTCGAGGCTCGGCAGCTCGCCCGGCAGTAACAGCCGCGGCGGCGCTTCTCTTGTCGTGACATAGTAGGCAGCGCCGAACGCTCCGAGCATCAGAGCCAGCACGAAGAGCGCCAGCGCTATCAGACGACGCGACGCCTTGCGCTGACAGTAGGTGCAGCCGTCGACGTTCCACAGCCGCACAGCGCCGCACAGGGCGCACGTCGAGCGCTCGTCAGCCCTGCTGATCGTGTCGTCCTTGAGCCCGAAGGCATAGTGATCGTTCTCTCCCATTCTCTCTCCTTGGTTACAGATCGCCGAAGGTGCCGCCCCGTCGCACGCCGGCCCATGGTTCTGTCTGACCGTATGCGCTGAGTGCTTGCGAGCGCTCCGCTGATGTCGGCGGCACGAAGGCGAACGTCTTGGGCTCGTACATCAGCACGCCACGGATCAGCGTCGGGCCCTCTGAGTTCTTCGCCACGTCGAACCATGCCGGGTGACGGTAGTCGACTCGGCGGCCGGCGTTCGACTCGAGCTGGTGCTCGGCACGTCCTAGCATCAGCACAAAGCGCGCGTCTTCGGTCAGCGCCTTGGCCCACTTCAGCGAGCCTATGGGCGGTGTCTTGAGCGGCGACCAGTCCCGCGAGCGTGTCAACTGCGACAGCACGACGAGCGCGACGTTGAGGTCAGCGGCGACGGCGCACAGGTCGTTGCTGATCGACTCGACCTCTTCGGTGCGCCCGTTGCACTTCCGGTCCGGCCTGAGGCGCTGGGCATGGTCGACGAAGACGAGGCGCACGCCCTCGCGCGCCAGCGGTGCGAGGTGTATCCGTAGCCTAGACGGCGTCAGCCTCGGCAGGTCGAGGATCCAGGCCTTGCGATCCCTCAGGTCATCGGCCCGGCTCCGCTTGACGAGGCGGTGAGCGAGCTTCGACGCCTTGTCCTCACACGATGCGAAGACCGACGGGATCCCCTGCTCGACGGCGTGCGCGAAGCAGGTCAACGCCAAGGCTGTCTTACCTACTGAGGGCAGGGCGCCGATGATCGACATGACCCCGACAGGCCAGCCGCCGCAGTCGCGATCGACCTCGTAGATACCCGTCGGGATGAACTCAGACGCCCTCTGCTCCTCGTGGGACTGGTCAGGCCCGAAGAGGCGGCCGAAGTCCCAGAGCCCGCGCGTGGTCGCCGTCGAGCGCCGGAGCGGCTCTTGTGCCTCGATGATGTCAGCGCCAGCGCGGTCGAGGAAGTCGTCGACGGTGTCGGCGGTGAGCTTCTCACCCTTCGCCGTGATGCCTCGAGCGACATCGACGAGGAGGCGAGCGGCAGCGTACCGCCTGACGATCCCAGCGTAGCGCCCGATCTCGACGCCTGCCGGGCACTCTGTCGCGAGGCCTACGAGGTAGTGAGCGCCTCCGGCTGTCCTCATCTTGCCGAGCTGGCGAAGGCATTGGCGAAGGGTGACCGGGTCGAGCGGCTGGCCTTGCGCTGATACGTAGATCATCGCCTCCCATATCGCGCGGTGCTTCTCAAGATAGAAGTCCTCGCGGCGTAGCTCGCCGACGGCAGGGACCTCGAGGGGTACCCGACGCTCAAGGATACACCCGCCCAAGATAGCAGCCTCGGCCCGCTCGTCGTATACGCTGTGTCCGTTCGTCATCGATGCCGCTCAAGGGTGTTGAGGAGATGCGCTCTCATGTTCCGAGCTTCGATCCTGATGTCGTCGTCGCTCGACTCCTCAAGCTCGACCAGTCTGAACAGCTCGGCATTGATGTCGGTCCGGCTTGCGGTGCCCTCACTGATGAGAAAAAGAAGACGATCGTATGCTGACCCCTTCGGATCCGTTGACTCTGTTCGCCCTTCTTCTTCTTCTCTTCTTCTTCTTCTTCTTAAGGGCCGAGCAGCACGCGTATTTGATCCCGATTCTGGGATATCGTGTCCCGTTTTCGGGATATCGTGTCCCACTTTCGGGATATTAGATCCCGTTTTCGGGATATCGTGTCCCGTTTTCGGGACGAAGTCTGGTCCGACTCCGAGCCGCCAGTTGTGCCCCTCCTTCGTGACGGTGACGAGGCCGAGGTCTGAGGCTTGAGCCAGGCAGCGGTGAAGCGTGGAGCGCCTGAATCCATAGCCCGACATGATGCCGGCCGAGGTTGTGAGCCATTCCCGCCCGGCGTCACGACCGGCCGAGCGGCCGATCGTGTGCCGGTAGACCAGCCAGAACAGATCCTTGGTTCGGCCGGAGGTAGGGACGGAGCACACGCGCTCGAGCAGCGCGTGGCTCACTATGGAGTAGCCCTTAGCCATCAGAACGGGATGTCGCCGTCGTCCCAGCGTGCGCGCTTGTGCTGCCCTTCGTGCTGCTCCTTCGGCCTGCGCGGTGCCTTAGCGGGCGACCTCGGCGGCTCGTTGTTGGCTCGGTCGTCACGCTTGGCGCCGAACTCGACCCGGTCAGCTATCAGGTCCCAGTACGTTTTGCCGTCGTGATCGCGTGACCTCATGCGCCCGGTGACGGCGATCCGGTCGCCCTTCTTCACGTACTGCGCCGAGAGTTCGGCCTGTTTGTCCCAGACCGTGACGTTGAACCATTGCGTCTCGCCGTTGCGCTCTGACGTCGCGACGCTGAAGTTCGCCACGGCCTTCCCGCTTTGCGTGTGTCGAAGCTCTGGATCCCTTCCTACGTTGCCGACTATCACTACTAGATTCATTCTCTGCCCTCCTTGCTTGCCCTCAGGCTCTCGTCCCGCCATGCGGCGGGGATATTGTCGGCCGTACCATTCGCGGCCGTCTTCGGTGCCTTCGCGGCGATCCTCGCATCCCCGGCGAGTTCCGCTTGCCGGAGCGCTCGCAGTCGCCGCAGGTTGGCCGCCTCGAGCGCGGTGTCGACCTCTTGCCGACGCTCGGCCGTTAGCTCGCGAGCGCCGAACCACGCGCGAGCCTTCGCCAACTGGTCACCCTCGATCGCGTGCGTGACCTCTTCGGCCGTGGCGACTTGCCCGGCGAGGTCATACCCGGCGATGCCCAGGCAGCGACCGATCGCGCTCGTCTCGCAGTTCTCGACGGCGCTCGTCTTGTTGATCCGGCTCGCTTGGCGTAGCTCTTCGGCGTGTCCCGTGGCGACGATCCGCCCGTCCTCGTCGAGCAGGACAGCGCGCATTAGGACGCGCTCGCCGTCGTCGACCAGGATCTCGGTCGTCAGTGTCCAGCTCGGCCGCTCCGCTCGGAACCTGCCGATCCGGCTTGCGACCGGTTCGTACTCTTTGCCGTGGATATTGATCGTGCTCACTCGCTGTCCTCCAGTTCTGGGGTGTTGCGGCTCTTGATCAGCACGTCTTCACGGGCTAGAGCGGTCAGAATGCGGCGCTCTTGCTGCGTGAAACAGTCGCCGTCGTGAACGATGGCGAATAAGACGTCCCCCACGCGATCACTCCAACCCCAGATCCAGCCGAGCCGGTAACGCCGCGGATACAGATCCTCGCCTCGGTGCGAGCGCTCCCTACATATTGAACAAACACCCTCGTATTGCGTGCTCACTTGCTTACCTCCTGCTTTGCTTTGGTCCATCGGAACGTGCGCCCGCCCGCGCTGATCCTTGTGTGCCTCTCGACGTTCCGGTTGCTCCGGGGCCGGGGGGGCCGGAGTCGTAAACATGTAGGCCAACTCGTTTGTGGTGAGCCAACCATCCCCTTCGTATTTCTTGCTCACTTGCTTACCTCCTGCTTTGCTTTGGTCCATCGGAACGTGCGCCCGCCCGCGCTGATCCTTGTGTGCCTCTCGACGAGGTCATCGGGCGGCTCGAGCGCCTTCGTGATCGCCTTGTAGTCGATCCGGGTCGATGCCTTGCGCGCTGACCACGTCACGCGCCCGACGCCTGCGGCCTCGATGCCTCGCGCCTCACCGATCCGCGTCATCAATTGCGCCTTGGCTTCGCGCTCTTGTAGCTCGGCGAACTCGCGACGCTCTCGCCACTTCGAGTAGACGGCGAGCGCCTCGACATCGGCCTCGGTCGTGGCGGCTATCATCTCGCCCCCATCGGCTGCCGGGTATTGGCGCTCGGCTGCACCGTCGCGGACGCTCTCGCCGGTCGCCGCTGGTGCTCTCCCTGTCTCGACGTGAGCGGCCCACCAGTCGACGACGTAGACGAACTCAGACGACGCCAGCTCGCGATCGAACGGGCGGCGATGGTACTCGATGACAGGCGCGAAGCCGCCGAGGCGGATCACGATGATACATAGCGTCTCGACCGGGCGATCGTTCGTCTCGAGGATCGAGCCCTGCCAGCGTACTTGCGCCCAGTGATAGCCCGGCGGCTCAGGCCATGACGCGAACGTGCATTTCACCTCGGTGATCGTCTTCGCTGCGGGGTCGTAGCCGTCAGGCGTCGCGCTCAAGTAGGGCAGCGCCGGGCAAGACAGCGTGCCGATTGGTTCGGGCCATCGCCCCGTCTCTTCCTCGTAGGCATCGAGTCCCATCTGTTCGAGCTCGCATCCGATCCGGACATGAAGAGACGCGCTCAGATCGTCGCCCTCGTAACTGCCCGTGACGACCTGCCATACCGCCAGCGGTGAGCGGTACGGGTGCTCGACGGCGGGCAGTATCGCCCCGACATCGGCCGAGCCGATCCGGCCTTGCCGTTCGGCGCTCCTATCCCTGTTCATTGTCGCCCCCTTCGGCGGCTTGCGCCTCGATCCAGTCGTCGAGGTCGGCCCGCTTGTAGCGGATGCAGCGCGATGAGTAGCGGTAGTACTTCGGCCCGGTGCCCTTTGATCGGCGTGCCTTCAATGTCGACGCTTCGACCCCCAGGTAGGCGGCCGCATCTCTGGGCGTCATCATGCCGGCCGAGTGAAGCACGCCGGCCGTTGACCCCGGCGGCGTCCGATGCTTCCGCCCTGTTCCTCCCTTCGCCATGTCGTCACCTCTTGCTATTTGGAGTTTCGTCCCTAACCCACTATCACCTACAAGTCAACCGTGGTCACCCGTGGTAACTTGCACACACCTTCCGCCCGTGCTACCACTGACGCCATGAAAGACACGATCCGATCATTACTCGCCCAGGCTGCCCGGATGACGGGCGCTCTGCTCTTCTTCGTCGGGTGCTTTTACGTCATCGGATGGTCGGTGCTATGAAGACCTTTCGGGTACAGATACGGATCAGGAACAACCAACTGATCCAGCGCCGCGAGGAGCTTGGATTGACACAGCGAGCGCTCGGCGAGGCCAGCGGCGTCGATAGCAACACGATAAGCTCCCTCGAGTGCGTCAGATTGAGCCCGTTAAAGAAGCCGAGGCGATGGGAGAAGAGAAAGGATCCCGAATGGACGGCTGCAGCTCTTAGGCTTTCGGCCTTCTTCGGCGAGTCACCGGATACGCTGTTCCCGCGATCCGTGCTGAAGCTGAAGCGACCCGTGGCCGAGCGCGTGCTCGACGCCGAAGACCTGCACCAGTTGACAGCCGAGCAAAGCCCGATGCTGATCGACGAAGCCGCCGACCCGTCGCAACTCTTCGACGCGCACGAGCGAAGGCGATCACTCTGCCGCGCGCTTGCGACCCTTCCGCCGCGCGAAGAGTTGATCCTTCGTCAGCGCTTCGGCCTTGAAGAAGGCCAAGATCCCCAGACACGCGAGGATCTGGCGGAGGTCTGGGGTTTAACGCCTAACCGGATCCGCCAGCTTGAAGCGAAAGCGATCCGCAAGTTGCGACATCCGAAGACCTCGGCCGACCTTCGGGATTTTTACGACGGATGACCCCAGCGCAAAATTCGCAAAATACGCAGAATAGGAACGAACCATGAGAAAACCACCGACACCAGACGAGCGGATCTTCGCCGTCATAGCCGACGGCGCTCACCTCACCGGCGAGATAGCCCGAGCGCTCAACCGATCCCGGTCGAGCCTATACAAGCGCCTTCGCCGCATGGTCGACGCGCGAAAGCTGCGCTATGTAGACCAGTCGGTCCACTACCGAGGCGGGTATTACCTCACAGATCAGCCGGCGATCAGGCGCACCGAAGGCCCGATCGTCGTGCTCGACGCCATCGCGGCAGGGTGTCACACATGGACAGAGATCCGAGCTCGCACGGGAGGAACGGGTATCACTCACCACGTGAATGCGCTGATCAGGGAAGGCCTGATCCGCAAGATCGACCACCAGCTGTACGTGTGCAACGGTCGCCCGGTGACGGTGAAGCCGAAGAAGGCCACGAGCGCCGGCCCTCCGCCCGTATACGAGCGCCCAGGCGCCTACTATCACGACGCCTTCGAGGCGATGGTTGAAGAGGCCGGCAACGCTAGACGTGAGCGCCTGATCCGCCTCTTCGGCCACTAGGCCAGATAGACGAGGTTCGCGTCGTGCCCTCGGCCGTCGGCGGTGCCGCCGATCCGTGAGCTAGTCCACTGGATAACGGGCGGCGCGCCTCGCCTGACCAAGTAGAAATTGGGCACCTTCACATTGTGGCCGTACTTGTTCAGGTTCGGCGGGTAGTGCGTGGGGCCGTCCCCGTAACGCGCGACCCAGATCGGTCGAAAGGTCTGATCGGCAGCTCGCGTGAATACCTGCTCAGTGTCGGGCCAGCGGTCGCCCGTGGCGTGCGTCGTCAACCAGCTGTCGTCGGTGTAGAGTCCGACCGGATAGCCGGCCTCTTCGACGTGCTCGCAGAAGGCGACGAGCCAGGCAAGGCCCGCCTCTTGCGTGAGGTTCGGCGCGTCGTTCTCGACGTCGAGCCAGACCGCGGCCGTTGATCCGTCTTGATAATGCAGCGTCATCGGCTCGACGCCGACCAGTTCGATCGCGTCGAGCAGGCTCTGAGCTTCGGCCCGTGCGTCGTCCTCGGTGCCGACGCTATCAGGCCGCCCGAAGTGGTAGAACTGCAAGCCGAGCCCTCGGTTGACTACCCGCGCGATCTGCTTCTCGGCCCACTCTTGGCGCGTCTTGTTGTCGAAGTAGCCGGGGCCGCCTTCGGTCATCTTGAGGATCGCCCCGTCATAGCCGTCGAGGACGAGGTCGCCCGATCGCCAGTAGGCGTCGATCCACTGTTCGACCCGGTGAGCGCCGGAGAGCGCGCGAGCGGGGTAGGGTGTCGAGCAGTTCGGCGGAGTCATAGGAAGCCCATCAGGAGCAGGGCCACGACAGACAGACCGCCGAGCACTACTGACGCCCTCGGGCCGAACGTCGGGATCGTATACCGTGGCCGCAGAGGATCGCCGACACCGTAGTAACTACCGCTCCGGCCGTCTCGGCAGCGAGGGCGGCGTCGCCCGTCTGGATGCCCAGCACTACGGCCGGCACCGTCGCCACGATCGCCACTACTCCTATCAGCTGCCGCCATTGTGCCCCCCTGCCAGATGGATCGTCCTCTATAGAATACACGATCCGGGTTATCCGCTGCGCCATTAGTAACACGTCTCGTCTCGATTGTGGCGAGGGTAACGCCACGTCTACCAGTTCAGCCAGGCGCTCGGGCTCCCTACACACGCCGAGCTGTGGCTTGATAGTTAGCCGGGCGACCTCGTCGCAGACGAAGCGAACGAGCGCCGGTTGTATTTCATCCGTCAGGACGAGGATCGCGTCGAATTGGTCGAGGTCTTGCGAGCCTAGATCGTGGCTCGGCACGTGGATCCAGTCCAGCCGTGACGGAGCCTCGCGCAGGCCGGCGATGGTGACGCCCTTCGGGGTGACGACGCCGATCCGCCGGGTCTGAAACTTCACCGCGATCACTCGTCTAGCATCGGCAGGAGTGCCGCCCCCATGTCGCGCAGCGCGGCGCACGCGGCGACGTGCTCGAGTCGTTGCTCGGCGCATAGCTCCGCTTTATGGATCGCCATTTCAGACAGCGCCCGGCGCTCCTCGTCGACCCGGTCGAGCCGCTCGGAGCAGGCCGCCTCGATGCGCTCGACCTCGCCGCGAAAGTGCAGGTAGACCGGCGCGGTGAGCGCCGAGGAGACGGCACCGACGAAGGCTATCGCGAGCCAGAGTTGACGCCCGGTGAGCCCGACGCCAGCGAAGGCGTTCATTCGGGCGCGTGCTGCCAATCGAGGCAGGCGCCGACCGGTATTCCGAGCGCTTCAGCCTTGCCGCACAGCGACGCCGAGGCCTCGACCGTGAGGCCGTCCGGGCCGTGCTCTAGCTTGACGCCCGCGCACGCGTTCGCCGAGATGCTCGCGTTGATGTCCTTGAGACTGAAGCCTGCGCCGCCGCACGACGTCAGGAAGACGACGAGCGCGATCAGCCTCACGGTTCGACCTCTTCGGGTGTCTCTTCGGGTGTCTCTTCGGGTGTCTCTTCGGTCGGCTCGACGTCGTGATCGGTGACCGGTGCGCCGAGCATAGCCTCGCCGTTCGGCCCCATGAAGTCGGGATCGCCCTCGGCCAGGCACCGCGCGACGCAGTCGGCGTTCGCGCTGACGTCTTCCCCTTGCGCCTCGTCCCATACTCCGACCGACACGAGGACAGCCGTAACGGCCGCGACGACGGCGGCGGCGATGCTCGCCAGCCGACTGATCTTGCTCTTGATAGATGCGCCCTCGCCGGCCTCTTCGGCCTCTTCGGTGACGTCTTCGGCCTCGGTTGCGTCGTGCTCTTCGCTCATCGGTTGCTCCTATGGAAAGTCTCCGGCGACCATGTAGACCTCGCGGATCGTGTATCCGTAGATTTTGGCCTCGGTCGTGTGCTTCTTAATCTTGACCCGTGCTTGAAGCACGGCGCCCGGCGTCGCGAGCGTGTACTCCTCAGACAGCAGATCGCGACCGGTGCCGCCCGTGTTAGCGCTGCCGGTCGAGCTACCCTGATCGGTCTGTAGTTGAATGTAAGCGTCGGCCACGTCGGCGATCAACTCGACCTTGGCCACGTTCGCCCCGAGCTGGAAAATCAGATAAGGCGTGACCTCGACGAAGCTCGCCGACGTCGTCGCGGCGAAGTAGGCGGCGTTCAGGCCGAGCGATCCGGCCTGCGTCCACTTCGAGAAGCCGCCGATCGTGCGCGTCTTGTACGCCAGCGCGAAGTTCGTCTCCTGCGTGATCTCGCGGAGCGTGCCGAACGTCAGATCGGCGGTCGCCTCGCCCGACTTGATCGCCTTGCCGCGGCGGAACTCTTGAGGGCTCAGGCCCAGCGATGATGTCGGTAGCCCGATCGCCATTAGAACACACTCGAGCGGATGCCCGCGCCGATGACAACGCAGACTTGATTGGCGTCGTCGTCGGAGAGTTGTCCCTCTATGACCAGCCGGATCCCGTCAGTGTAGCTGATGCTGTCGTTCGCCAGGCGGCGCAGTCCGATGTTGATCACGTTACTCCAATCGTGAGTCGATGACATGTTGAGCGGATCGCGATAGCCGAGCAGGCCTCGTTGCTGCCAACTGGATCCGGCGCCGCCGTGCCACGTCGACCCGGCGATAGCGTGGAACATGGGCGAGTAGCTCTCGAGGTTGCGCGGGGCGTAGCTCAGCGAGCGAACGCGGGGGCCGATGAAGTCGACAGCGCTCAGCGTGACTTCTTCGCTTGACGCCTGGAGCGTCGTCGTCCCTGCCGTGTACGCCGAGAGCCGCAACTTGACGTCCGACTCGGTCGCCAGGCGCTCGAATCGTGGGAGGACCAGCGAGATGATCCCGAAGTATCCGTTGTCGTCGACGGGCTCTTCGAGGACGACGGCAGCCGCCAGCGGGAGCCAGCTCGAGGAGTCCAGCTCGGGCGCTCCCTCGTACTCCGTCGGCTCGCTCGATGCACGGATCGGCCAGATCCTCGAGTGCTCGCCCTCGTCGACGGAGTCCGGCCCAGGATGGCACAGCCATTGCGGGGTTCGGTAGTCCACCAGGACGTTGATCGACTGCGACAGCGTGAGCCATTGCTCGGCCGCGGGCGTGTCGGAGTGATAGGCCGGCGCGTGAGGCGCGAATGACGGCGCGACAGCCTCGATCGATATCGACTGAAGCACGACGACGCCGCACGTATAAACGCCATACTCCGAGACGCTCGTCACAATGTCGTTGTTGATCGCCGCGACGTAGGACTCGGGGCCGGCGATCGGGAACAGCTCCGCCCAGCCCCGATCGTCACTAGCTACGATCTCCTCGACCGAATAGAATCCAATTTGGTAGACGTCTTCGGGCAGCATGAATCCCTGCGTCGGGACTCCCACTGGGGCGACCGCGATCACGCGCTCAGGTGGTTGATTGCTCGGGACGGATGAGAGCACTTCGACGCCGAGCGCGTTAGTCTGAGCGAGGAACGACTCGACGGATCCCGTGCTCTCGGCGGCGTCTGAATAGTTCGACCAGATCCAAAGGAACACGGGCATCCAGCCGTATTGATCGCCGTCGCTGAAGACCGCGACATCAGAGAAGGTGAGAAGCCCGCTGTCGCCCTTGTCGATCGCGTGCTCCCAGTCGTCCTTGATCCCGGGCGGGCGCTGGATGTACGGATCGAAGGCTCGGCCGGTCGTGACGTGCAGGTATGCGGCCTCGGTGCCGGCTACCTGGCCATCGTAGTCGCAGCCCTCGATCCTGATCCGCACGTTGATCGCGCTGTAGGATTCGCCGGGGGGCAGGTAGATCCAGAATGGGCCTAAGCACATAGGCGCGAACGTGCACAGCCTCACCGGCTCGTCCTTCGGGAATGCGATCCCGGTCTGCGGGGGCCGTGCTGCGGAGACATAGGCCGCGTTGTCCCGGAGCTTGACGCAATGCGCCGAGGAGAGCGGCGAGTCGCTGTCTGTCGTAAAGGCCCCGTCGTCGATCGTCGTCCAGCCCATCAGGCGTCCCCATACGTGTAGGCGCTCAACTGATTGATCCCGACGGTCGACACCGTGCCGCGTCGCCCGCCGTCGGCCAGGTAGGCGTGATTGGCCTGCTGATCCGCCGTCGAGTCGTCGAAGGCCGCGAAGGTGATCACGTCCGTAGCGACCGGCTCAGATGGTGAGAGGCCGAAGTCACCGTCGAAGGTGAGCTTTTCAGCGGCGATCGCTGTCACCTCTTGCACCGCTGATCCCTTCAGCGTCAGATCGGCGTTCAAGATCACACACTTGTCGCCGACCTTGAAGGCTCCGGCGTCGTCTGTGCGGGTGTAGTCCGACGGGTTAACGGCCGCCAGGTCGCTGGCCCCGGTCCACCCGGTGACCGTCGCCGAAGGTGCGATCGTGCCCACCTTCGCGGTCGCGGTGAATGCGATCGTGAGCTGCGTCGATCTCCTCGCGAAGTCCGGCGACAGGCTCGTCACCATCCCCTTGATCGCCGAGTCTCCCGCCGCCAGTCGATCGCCGGTCGTCGGGTCGCGCAATGCACGATCGTGGATCGTGACGGCGGCGCCGATGTCGAGCGAGCCGAACAACTCCGGGCCTGTCTCGACCTCGACGTAGGCCACCCTCGACGCGAGCCGACGAACCCTCGACGCGATCAGGATGTAAGCCGCCGTCGTGTCGACGGCGAAGTCGACGTTGGTGTAGGGTGCATCGTCCCACGTCTCCGATCCGCCGATGAGGCAGCCGTACTGGTTCGGATACCAGCGCGATCCGGTCAGCTCGGTGACGATCACCGGCTCACCTGTCTTACCGTCGGGCGTCGGATCCGGCTTGATCACTACCGAGTCGATCGCGCGGCCCTTGGCGTACTGCTTCCATTGGTCAGGCCGGATCAGGTGACGCGAGGTAATAGCCGTCACGGTGTCTGAACTGAATACATCGGCGAGGCGCAGGAACTTGATCTGCCCGTCGATGGCACGCCCGCAGGCGATCCCCCAGATCCCGAGCAGACGACGGAGCACGCTCGATAGCGTCTCGCTCTCCTCACCGCCGAGCCAGAACTTATTGGCTCGAATGCCCGGAGTCATCGCGATCAGCTGGCGCACCGAGCCGAGGTCGATATCAGAGACGCTGATCCCGAGCGTGCAGTCGCTCGGCCAGGCTGAACCCAAGTCCCAGCCGCCATTGACGCGCGCGCTACCGTCGCGCGACGTGAGCAGATTCATAGCGATGTCCAGGCAATGGTCGCTCGTGTTGCCGTCTTCGTCCTTGAACGGCGGGTATCCGTCGATCACGTTCGCGTTCGAGTATGCGATCTGATAGGCGTTCGGGGCGTCGGTCGTGAACAGTGACGCGGGATCGTAGTCCTCGTCAGAGAAGATCGGCACCGGATCAAGCTGCCATTCATAGATCCCGGTTGAGCCGAACTCCGTAGCGATCCCCTTGTAGACCGCGCTCAGGTCTGGGAACCACCAATAGCCGCCCGTCGCGATGAATCGCGGCGCCGCCGGATCCGCGTCGTCGATCAATGGCGCCACGATTCGAGCGACGTCTGAGTCCTCGCCCGCGCGCGTAATTGTCACGGGCACGGGCACCGGCTCGGCGTTTAGCTCGGCGTCATGGAACTCCGAGACGACTTGGAATGTCGGCCAGTGCAGCCCGCTCGCGACCTCGCCCGAGATGAAGCCCTGCAGGATCAGCGATTCGCTCGCCGCGCTCGTCGCTGTCGTGGCGACTTCGTAGACGCTGACGCGGCGACCGGTCATCGCGGGCGGCGTGGCGAAGAGGTCAGCTCCTGCCGGATGCTCACGCGCTGTCGATCCCGCATAGCCTCGCGTTACGGTGATCGTCTCCGATCCGCTCACGTCCGATCGTGCTGTTACGTGCCACGACTCACGCTCGCAGTAGATGACCGAGCCGACCGCGAAGCCGTGCGCGCTCGATCCCTGCATCACCGGGATCACCGTAGTATCACCGCTCGCCGCCGTCGCGACGGCGGCCGAGGTCACGGTCTTAGCGACGGGCGCGATCAGCTGGAAGTTCACCGGCCCGACGTCCGGCCGAAGGATCACCGTGAAGCGGCCCGAACTAACGCTCGTCTTCATGATGTCGAAGGCTGACGACGTCCCGCGCGGCGGCTCGGCCAGGCCGGCGTTCGTCTCGGTGCCGGCGTAACTCGGCGCGGCCGGGAACGCATACTTGACGAGGCCGGCACCGCCGACCGTCGCCTCGCCGATCCCCTCGATCGTCATGAGGTAGATCACGGCCATCAGCCAGGCACCGCCAATCCGGGAAGCTCGATGTTGAAGAGGTCAGCGCCTCCGGGCATCGGGCGGTTAGCGTTCGCTAGCGTGTCGTGTTGCGTGCCGCTGCCGAGCACCAGGTTATACGGGCCGTCGTAGTCGTCGGCTGTGTAACTGTCCTGCTCGATGTAGAATCGCCACGGGCGGCCGCCCTCGATGATATCGCCGATGAGGATGTCGAACGCGGCGTTCGGGTCTTCTGGCTCGAGGTTAACGCGATCCGCTCTGGTCGATGACGTGCCGCACGCGGCCGAGGTCAGCGCGGCGGCGACGTATTCAAAGCGCCAGCGGGCGGAGTCCAGGCTGACCCAGAACACCGAGTCAATATAGCCGCCCGTGGTCGTCTCTTGCGACGCCGTCACCGTCGCCCGTGGGACGTCAGCGTCGTAGACCTGGACCTGAGGATAGTAGCCGAAGCGGTGATTGTAATCCGAGTATAGCAAGCTCGATGCGCTCGTTGGGTTCGACGAGTCCTCAGACCAGCCGATAACCCGAGGGTCGAGCGTGGTCGCGGCGTCGTCGAGCTTGAGCGTGAAGTCACCCGTATTGATCGACAGCTTGATCCGGCCGTCCGAGATCGTCGGGTTGCTCACGTCGACCCCGACAATGTTGACTGTCCAGGTGACCGCGGTCGCGTCGTCGAGCGCGTCCTTGAGCGCTACCGCAAAGTCGTCGTCTTCGTCGTCGAGGCTCCAATAATACGAACCCTCGTCAAGCGTCGCGGTGACGTCGCCCGCTCCGGCGTCGAGCACGATCGCTTTATTCGTGCTGTCGATCGTGAACTCAGAGATCACCCGTGCGCTGGCCATCAGCCCGCCCTCCGCAATTCGCCGAGCATCTCGGCTTCGGTGACTGCCGCCGCTATGTCACGGCGTGACTGGTCGTTATTCATGACCGTTCCTATGGATAAGTGCACTATGCGAGCCTGACCCGTGCGCGCGGCCTCCGGCCTGACGCCCGTCAGTATGTCGCCGGTATCGGTGCCGCTGGCTCCGCGCTCTGGCGGTGCGCCCGCTCCGCCGCCGGCTCCGAGGGCAGCGGCGAAGGCCGCACTAGCGGCCGCGAGGCTGAAGAAGTCCGAGAGCAAGGGAGCCCAGGACGTAGCCGCTTTCGTGGCGACGCCGATCGAGGCCGCGGCCGATGCTGCGACGCCGAGGAATTGCATGACCGCGCCGAACTTCTCGACGCCGCTGGTCGCGCTGTCTTCCATCATTGCCGGGATCGTCGAGGTGAAGCCTTGGATCGCGCTGGTTGCGATCTGCATTCCGTCGGCCACGCCGAACCCGATCCCCTCGCCTACTCCCTTTCCGACGCGGTCGCCGAGTCCGATCCCTAGCGACGCGAGGAGGTCGGGATCTACCTCTAGACCCTGGATCAGTGCATTCTTAACGGTCGACCCCATCGCATCCCGCATCGCATCCCCGAATCCCGCCGTCGCTTCTCGAGCCTGGCCGATAAAATCGGCCCGAACATCGCCCCAGAATGAGGACATTTCGAACGTGAATGGGCGCGTGTCGCCGCCGCCGCCGCCGCCGCCGCCGCCGCCGCGGCCGCCGCGGCCACGGTCGCGCGAGCGTGGCGAGCGGGCGCCCTGAGCGATCCCCGTCTCGACTCGTAGGCGTGCGAGCGTGTTTCTGCGCTGCTCGAGATCGAGATAAAACTCGGCCTCCATCGCTAATATGGCGACCAAGTCAGGATCGACGCCAGACGCGGCGGCTTGCGCTGCCAGGGTGCGCGTCTCGGCAAGGAGCGCTTCCGACTCCTGCTGCGCGGGTAATTCGTTGCGATATTTTCGCATCGCTTCGGCCGCCTCGAGAAGCTTGCGCGTGAGATTTTCGTAACCTGCTGCGTTCATTTCCAGGTTGGTGGCGCTGTCCCGCATCGCCTGCAACGCTTCGAGGCTCCACAACTGATCGCCGATCAAGAGTTCGCCGCCGGGGATCCCTTGCGCCGCTGAGATCGCCTCTTCTATTGCCCCCCGAAGACGAACGAAGTTGTCTTGAGTTCCCTCCATAGCTCGTGCCAGAATGTTCCACCCTTCGCCCGTGGCTAACAGGCCGAGGCCGCTGGCCATGAAGGTGAATCCCTCGCCGATCTGTTCCGTCATGTCTCCGAAGGTGTTCTGCGTCTCTGCCATGAATTGATCGAACTCGTCGATCTCTTGCGCCGCGCCTCCATATGCCGCATTGAGTGCGACAAGCGCGGCCTCTAGTGCATTCGCTTCGCCGCTTGTTTCCCTCAGGGATTGAATATAGGCCGCTTGAGCGGGTAACAGAGAATTGATCGCCTCGAAGTTCCCGCCGTAAAGAGCCGCCAGTTGTACGGATAACTCCTCGGCCGATCGGCCGGTTCGCTCGGCGATATCTTGGATCAAACGCACCGAGTCGACGATCTGAGTCGCTGACAACTCCGCGCCGGTCGCAGCCGTAGCGAATCCCGCGGCGATCGATCGCGTGGCGTCGTCGCCAAATCGGGTGAGGTCTTGCTGCCTAGCGGCCAGGATCTCGATCGCCGCGGCGGCGCCGGTCGCGCTGATTCCCATGCCGCGCATCGCGGCCTGCATTTGAAGGATGCCCGTTCGCTGCTCGGCTGCCGCGCGCATCGAGGCGACCACCCCAGACATCGCCGCTTGTACTTTGCCGAAGACGCGCGAAGAGACATCCATCGCGCCTTGTACCGACTGGATCGTGCGGTAGTTGCGGCGCATCGCCTTTCGTAGATTTTCCCACGAAGAAGCCGCGGCCTCGGTGTTCTTCTTCATCTCGCGCATGATCTTCTTATCACTTGCGCCGAGCTGTCGAAGTGCGCGGATCGCCTTCTTCGCTTCAATGTCTATCTGGATCTGTACTTGTCGTTTGCGCCTATTGCCCATTTGACCGGTCCTTCATGACTCGTGCGCGCTCGGAGATGCACGCCTCGCGAAGCGACCAGTACCAGAGATCGCAGTCATGCGGCGTGAGCGACTCAATGTTCGCAGCGCGCACCGCGGAGATGATCCAGGGATCAGCCTCCACGCTTGGCACGGGGCAGCGGTTCGGGCCATCGGCCGGCTCGTCGTTGTCTTCGTCCTTCCGATCACAACCTAGTGCGCGTGCGCGCTGGCGCCAGCAGGATCGGCAGTCGTTGATCTGTCGTCCGGCGGCGTCTTCGGCGAGTCCGACTCTGACCGCTTCTCGGGCTTTCCCACGTCTGCCGCCGTCGCGTTCAGTGCGGTGAAGAAGGCGATCCAAACTTGCAGTCCTTCGCCGGCGTTCATCCCGGAGTCAAGCTGTTCAGCGGTGACGCCGTCGGCCGCCTCGCCGTCGATGTCGCGCACATGCTCGGCGATCTCCTCGAGCATTCCGACATAGGAGTCGACGGTGATCGGAAATACTCTGGACGCATCGTCAGAGCCTTGCGACAACTCAGCGACGCGCGGCGCCCAGCCGAGCACGACGGATCCCGGCGGCCGGTTGAACTTCCACGTGTGCCCAGCGGCTTCGATTGTGACTGTCTTTGAACGTTGGAATATCATGTGTACGTGATGGTCAAAGAGGAGTCAGTCCCCGCGGCGTTGTTCGCCGCAGACCCGGCGAGCGTCACCATATTAGGCGCGCCCTGCGATATCGTCGGCGCGTTGAACGCCACGTTTAACAGCTCGAAGAGGATCTCGCGCGTGCCGTCGCCCAGCGTAAAGCTGACGTCTGACGCGGTCGCGGCCACGTATAGATCGAAGTAATCGAGAGTAGACGCGTCTACCGCCTCAAGCTCGAGGCTGACGGTACAAGCGGCGTCGCGACTGAGGATCGGCGGGAACGTGTAGCCGTTAGAATTAGCCAGGTCGACTCGCGGCGTCAGCGTGAGCCCTGAACTGACAGACCACGACCGGATCACAAGTCCGCTCGCCTTGCCCGCGATCGAGTAGGACGTGATCGGGAGTAGAGGCGATCCGCCGTTCGCCGTCGCGGACGTCAATGACGACACGTCGGCGGGCGCGGCGTAGCTGCCCATCCCCGAGAAGGTCGCCGTCGCGACGGCGTCCGCGCTGCCCTGCATCGTAAACGTAAAGTTAGTGTCCTCGGCGACGTAGTAGTTGCCGTCGATCAACTCCTCGAAGCGGCAGTCGACCTCGAAAGCCTCCGTCGAACTGCTCGGGTCGGCCAACCATTCGTAGACGTGAGTCGAAGAATCAAGGGTTTGCGAGAGGCCGCTGGCCTTGAGTAGCCTGTTTATCTCCGGCAGTACCGAGGACGACGGCGTGCCGTCGGTGCCTTTAAGCTCGGTCGTGATGTTGATCGCGTAGTGCCTCGTCAGCGGCGCGTGTGCTGCTTGACGGTCGATGAAGGCACGAACGAGCGGGCGCTGTATCGCCTCGGTTGTGCCGGCGACGCTGAACGGCGACGTGCCGCGCTGGATCTCGACGAGGTGCGTGGGGTCAAGGGCCTCGCCCGCGTTTGAAATGAATAGTTGACCATCGGTGATCGGCATCGTCTAGCTCTCCTCTTCGGTAGTAGTTGCGGCCTTAGCCTTCGGTTTTGCCTTTGCCTTCGGCTTCGGCTTGCTGATCTCTTCGTAGTCTGTGCCAGGCGTGAGCCCGGTCAGGTTGCCCTCGCTGACCTCTCCGACGTCGCCCGCGCGCAAGATGCCGCCGTTAACGGCTCGCACGTTGCACGACTCGAGGAGCCACTTCACCTTGATCGCTGTCATGTCTGTTCCCTCGTAGTGGCCACGTATAGCGTCGCCTCGACAATGCTGAAGCGTCTCCACTTGCGCGCGCCTTCGCCCGCCTCCTCGATCCGGCTCTCGATCCCGCCGACGAAGAAGAGACCGTCGATGTCGGTGACGGTGTCGGTTTCGGTGAGGACGTTGATCACGCCGCGGTTGTACGTCCTAGCGCAAAGATCAGGATCCACAGGGTTAGCCTCCGGCGCAACGACCGACGTCACACGCAACGGTATGTGTAGCCGATAGGCCGCAGGCATCAGGAGCTCGCTCTCTGTTTCGCCGCTGGTCTGCACGAACACGCCGGGCAGCTGGCCCGCGTCGTCGATGTTCCGACGGACCTCGAAGACCTTCGGAGCGGCGACCGTCTCGCCGCCGTCGTCAGCTATCAGGCCGAGCACTGTCTCGAGCCGAGACGCCAGCCGGGCGCGGATGCCCTCGAGGATCGACGCTGTCCAGAGTGCCTCACTCACCGTCGAGCCACCATTCGAGCAACTCAGGGATGATCACATTGTCGATCGCGGCATCACTGATGAGCGGGAGAAAGGGCCTATTAGACGTGACCTTAATAGACTTGTCCGAGAGGCGAAGGCGGATCCGCCCTTCGTACCCGCCGCCGAACCACGCCGCCGCCGGCGGTCGCCCCTTCCCCAGTGGCCCAGGGATCGGCATCCGGTCGTCTATGAAGCGTTCGGGTTTGTCGAAGTTCTGAGGGTTCGATGTGAGTTGGTCGCGAAGATCGGACCAGGCTTTGCGGTTCTTCTTCAGCCTGACGAGGACGTCCGACAGTCCAGGAGGGGCCGACGAGTCGGCGATTGAAATTTCCCGGCCGAACTCCTTTGATCCGACTCTCTCCTTCGCTGCCATATATCCTCCGGCGTGCTACCGCTCCGCCCTCACTCCGGCTTAGTCGTGCTCCGCTTGGTCGCTTTCTTCGTGGCCTTCTTCGTGCTCTTCTTCGTGCTCTTCTTCGTGGCCTTCGGCTTGTCAGCCTTGGCGGCCTTGGCGGCCTTCGGCTTCGGCTTCGGCTTCGGCTTCGGCTTCGGCTTCGGCTTCGGTGCTGGCGCTGGCTCGAACCAGCCCGGCCGGCTGGCGATCGTGGCCTCGTCGAACCAGCCGGTTTCCCCGCTGCGGATCATCTCCCCGTTGATGTCGACGGCGCGGCCTTGCGGCCGTGGTCGCGTTATCTTCATCCGTCGCGCCATCAGTTGAACCCCGTTTTCTTACGCCATAACCCGAGCCGCGAGGACTTCGACGGCTGGCGGGTTACGTATGCTTGTGAGTCGAACACGCCCTTGACGCGGGAGCCCGGCGCGGGATCGGTGCCGATAGTCGACAGCTCGCCCGCGCGGATCCGCATCATTAGTCCGCCCCAGTCTACGAGCGCGGCCTCGGTGAAAGCGTCACTCTCGCGAGTGTTCGCCATTATCCAAGCCACGGCGCAACGGCGGATCAGGTTGCCCGCCATACTCCCGTGTAAGTTCGATCCCGACGGGATGTCCGACGGGGTGATCCCTGCGGCCTCGAGAGCTACCCCGAGGTCACTGGCGAACTGCTCGATTACCTCGGTCAACCGAGTCGATGACGGCTCCGCATCAGTGTCAATTGTACCGCTCCAGGCGATGGCCGAGGCCACGTCAGAAGCTGTCACACCGAATACATACACCGCCATCGACTCGATCCCCCGTTAGCTTCAGCTAGTGCCAGAGATCCGAACGCCGAACTCAGGGAGTGCGACGATGTCGGTGTTAGCGGCGCAGTAGAAACCCGTCAGGCGCTGATCGATTTCGCGGGGGCTGAACACCTCGAATAGATCGGAGCCTGCATGCGGCATGATGAGTCCGGCGCCCATCAGCACGCGCCCGCCAGGAGTCGCGATGCTCGCCCCTTCGGGCGGCGACACGAAGATGTTGACGTATTCTCCATATCTAGAATCAAGTCCGACCAGAAGCTCGCTTATGCCGATACTGCGAAGGCTCGCGGTGAGCTGATCGTGGTCGAGGCTACCGAGAGAGGCCGCCCCTCCCCAGAGTGAGGTCCACGAATCGTTGTATTTCATGGCCTCGTAAGTCGCTGATCCGCATACCATTTTTAGCCTGCCTTCGGGCAGGCGCTCACCGACGGCGGCCTCTACCGCTTGGAGTGCGTCGCTGATCTCCTTCTTGATGTCGAAGGTGGTTGTGGTCCATGCCGCGGAGGCTTGATCGTCAGTCGTCCACGGGGTCGACCCTCCGGCCAGAAGATCGGAGGCCTTCATGTCAATGTAGTCCAGGCAGCGGTCGAACGTCTGAAGCGTTCCGGCCTCTTCCATTTCAGCCAGGCTGTCGACCGTAAAGCCGTCAGCTGAGTCCATGCGGACTTCCGATCCGAGATCTACGAGCATCGCGTCGGCCGTCTTCCACTGTCCAGGCTCGGCCGTTGGGACGGCCTGACCGATCAAGCGCTCGCCCGTGTTCAGGCCGGAGCCATCGACGAACGTGTTCCGAAGGAAGTATTGCATCGACACCTTCGTCGACGGTCGTTGATTCGGGACTCGAGCCCCGAGCAGGTGGCCGATCCGGCTCGACCTAATCATAGGCTCGAACTCAGAAATTAGCCTTGTTAATGAACCACTTACGGTTCCAGCGGATCCTGATCCGCTCCAGTAGGTTCCCATTTTCTCTACTCCTAAGAGGTTTCAACGGCGGAGACGCCGAGGACGTTAACTTGAATCAGATCGCCGGTAGCGGCTCCCTGAAGGGCGAAGGCTTTCACATAGTCTGTACCCGTACCCGGCGTGTTTACCCACTCGGAGTCGGCGTTCGCGGAGAGCATCGCTCCGGCCGCGATGTTCGCCCCGGCGTACGCATAGCAAGGACCAGACAACTGAACGGTCGCAGTCTGGTTGCCGTCGGCATCGCTGCCAGCGATCGAGACGATGACGCCTACGACCACGTCGAGGTTGCCTGTGTCTGCTGTCGTCGCGATCGTTACGGTTTCGGATCCTGCCGCGCCGCTAATCTTGGCGGCGTAACCTTCCTTTCCGTCATAGTCGGCTGCCGTTCCGAACGGCCCGGCGAGTGCCGGTGATGTGATCGTGAATGCCATTATTTCACCTCTCGGACTGCAAGCCGTCGAGCTTGCGAATAGGGGATATTGCGCTCTGCGGAGAGTTGGACCGCGCGCTGCTCGAGGTCCTTGTCATTGCGGATCGGCGGAGTGTCGCCCAGGATCGCCGACTCGGACAGCTGCCCGACGGGGATCCCGGTGCCGGCGCAACACGCCACGACCTGATCGACGAAGGCTTCGATCGCCTCGAAGGTCGACAGCTCGGCCGGCGTCTTGCCGCGAAGCAGGATCAACTCGCGCACGTTGGCGACCTGACCTTCACGCGCGAGGCGCAAGCACTGTTCACGGTTAGCGCTCGCCCGTGCGTTCGCTTCCGCTTTCATCTGTGCGGCCTCGACCGCGGCGACCTTCTCTCGCAAAAGACTGTTCTCGGCCTCGGCAGCGGCTAGGCGATCCGACAGATCAGGACCCGCCGTTGCCTCCGCTGTCGTCGCCTCGACCGGCGCCGCTTCGGCCTCGGTCAACTCGATCTGTTCGGACATCTTGTCCCCTTTGGTTAATGCCAGCCGGGCCAGCGCTGGCCCCATGATGTCAACGGCCCCATCGGGCGTGCTGGCCCGCGCGATGATACCGGTACCTTCGGCCGCTGGGCGGTGCGTGTAAGCCACGCCGACGCCTTCGGCTTCGGATGTCTCGCAATAGACGACAGCGCCCTCGACCACTTGGCCGGGTATATGCGTGCAGTCCGACGCGGTGTCGAACCAGGCAGCGCCGCACGCTCCGCATTCAACCGCTACTTTTGGATAGGTGTATTCGATACTCCAGCCCGGCTCGGCCGAGGCGGCCAGTTCGGCGAGCGCTCGCGATCCGGTGATCTCAAGCTCGCCATGGATCGCGCCGTCCTCGACCCAGGACGAACGGATCCAGCCTTGCACGGGGTCACTGTCGGTGATCGGGCGGTGCTCGTAGTTGACCGGCGAGCCGCGCAGCGTCGAGGCTACGGCGGCCATCCCTGCCGCATTCAAGCGCGGCGCGGTGTAGAGCTTGACGCGCTCCGGCCGATAGATCGAGGCGGTGAGCTTCACGCCGCTGTCACGCTCGAGCGCCAGGCCGGCGGCGGCGTTCAGGTCGGCGACCTCGTCGCCGTCGACGGTGCATCTGATAATGTCTGACATGGCGTCTCCCTCTTCGCCTGTAGCGGGCGCGAACTCGATCGGCTGGTAGTCGTTCGCCTCTAGCCAGTCGCGGGCGGCCTGCTCGCTGTGGCGTTCAGCGTCGAAGCGGATCGACTGTAGCTCGCTCCCGTCGTCGTTCGATCCGAAGATCGCGTCGATGCCCTCGCCGAACTCGTCGGCCGAGCGGCGGAACTCGTCGAACTGGCCAGGCTCCCGGATGCGTGCGGCGTGCTCTGATGGATACGGCATGATCAGAAGTCCAGCAGATCGAGCGCTTGCTCGGTGAGGTCGGCCGCGCGCTCGGGCGCTATGACGCCGTCGCGTACCATCTCGAGGATCAGGCGTGCCTTGGCGATCGTGCCGTAGACCGTGCGATCGTCTCCGATGCCGCGGGCGACGACGCGCGGCGCGCGGTCGGCGGCCCAGCCGTTCAGGCTGACCAGCGGTTGCACGATCTGCGATTGGATAAGCGAAGCCATCTCGGTCGCCTCACCGGCGAGCGCCTGGTTAGACGCCGCCCGATACTCCGAGCCGAGCGCCCGCGACCCGTGCGAGTTCGTGCCGAGCTGCTCGAGGTCAGCGCCGACAGCTCGACTGATCTCTTGGTTGAAGACTTGGATCGGCGGCCCGAGCGGAGGCAGCACGGATCCCCCGTGGCGCGGGTTAATCTGCACCGACTCAGGGGTGATGACCCAGCGTTGCTCGGCCTCGCTCCATTGGTTGAGCTGGTCTTCAAGCTCGCGGCGCTCCGGGCTGCCCGCTTCAAAGTCGCAGGTCACCTCGAGCCAGCCTTCGCCGAGTAGCTGCCGGCTGGCCATGGAGTTGTTGTATATCTCAGACTTCGCCGAGACGGCGTAGTAACACGACCGAAGGAGGCTCACGCCTTCCCAGTTCCGACCAGTGAACCCGCGCGCGAAGTGCGCGAGCTTCTCGATCGGGATCGGGATGAGTCCGCGCTCGCCGCGCTGCAAGATGCCGACGAGGTAACCGGCCTCGTTCGTGAGCCACTTGTAGACGGTGCTCGGCTCGATGAATGCCAGATCCTCGAGGCGATAACGCAGCGTCGTCTCTTCGATTTCGTAAATCTGTTCGAGGAGGCTGAAGCCGTAACAATTCATCTGTGAGGCTTGGAACAATAATCCCGGCAATCCGCCGTGCAGCGACGCGAACACGTCGCGCACAAACTGCGTGATCTCCTGCTCTTCGTCGGTAGCGTCGGGCGGCGGTATCACCTGCCAATCGAGCGCGGTCAGGTTGCGCGCCCGCTGGTCGAGGCTTGCAGCGACCACGCCGTCTTTACGGACCATCTCAGCGAAGAGCGAAGGCCGAGGCCAGAGGCCTCGAGCGCGCGACGGTTTCAGAACGGGGTTGTGCTCTTGCGTGCCGACCCAACGCCCCCATCCGGCCGAACTCATCACCGCCTCGAGTTCGTCGGTCGACAGGGGTTTTAGATACTCCGAGCTGCCGGAGTGCGACGGCGGGTCGAATATCTGGATCGGTCGCCGGGTAGCGGGTGAGCGCTGACGCTGTCGTAGGAGTTGCGGCACGCGGCACGGTAACCCGTGCGTAATAGAATTACAACGTCACTGTAATTTTACACCACTAGGTTCGTTTGTTCTATTCGTTGTCTGTTTTATGTTGACACAGGAAACAGGGCTGTTATGATCCTAAGCATGAACAGCGGAACACACACAGACAACGGAGCCGAGACGATGAACGCAGGAACATTGATCACTAGCAGCAGGGGATTCATTGGAACTGTCACCAGACGAGGACGATGGACAGGCGGACTGATCAGGCTCTGGATCCGTTGGGATCCAACCGACCGCGCTGAGGCTATGGCATGGCATGGCAACGGCATATGGGAGCACGAGGCGACCGCCCGCTAACGGCGCGAGTCTGCGGCCTCCGGCAACGGAGGCTTCGGGCTGGAATCGTTAGACACCACAGCAGGAGGACAGCATGAAGACGAAGATAGACACCACGACGATGATCCTAGTGACTTGGCACGACTACAGCCGGCAGATATTCCCGCGCACGCTCGACACGCTCGATCACCTCGTCGCATACGCCGACGGCTACGAGTCGATCGAAGAGGTCGAGGTCGTGACCTTCACGGCCGAGGAGGTCGGACAGTGACCGGCGGCCGAGGGCGCCCGCCTATCCCCGAGGAGGTGAGGCGCTCGCGGCTGCTCCGGCTCCGCTGCACCGTGGCCGAGCTGGACGCCTACCGCGACGCCGCCGAGCGTGCCGGCGTGACGCTGTCCGAATGGACCCGCGTCACTCTGGGCGTAGCTTGCGACGAGGTCGCCGCCTCACCTTCTGAGTCCTGCCAAGATTAGCCGAGGCGTCCCGCCTCGCGCCTCCGCTGGAGTAGCCTCCGGCGTGCAGCTTCCTACCGAACTTCGCGCACAAGTGAAGACAGCCACCGTCGGCGATGGCGAGGTCATCATGGGAGCCGGCGCCTGACGGTGCTTGAATCATCCCTTCGTGTTCGCAGAGTCCGCCGATCTCCGCGACGGCGTAGCGCGAGCGGTGCGGCACCGTCGGGCCGAGCGGGAGGATCTCGCCGGTGACGCTGTCGAAGCCTGTCCCCTCGATCGCTTGCGACAGCGCGGCGAGGTAGGCGCTCCGAGTCTGGGCGCCGGTGTAGATGCCGGCACGCAGCTTGCGCGCACCCTTGCCAGCCTGCGGCCGGCGGTCGGCTATCTGCTCGGAGTAGAGCCCGGACTTCGTGCCAACCCTCAGGTTGTGCCGGTTGCGTAGGTGGTCTAGCAAGTCCTTGCCCGTGCCAGCGTTCCGCTCGACGGCGATCAGGTAGCGCGACGGGCGACGGGCGGCGCCCTTGCCGAGTAGCTTCTCGAGCACGTGGATCAAGCTGTCGGCCATCTCCGACGCTAAGCACTTGCCGTGTATCTCGGCGACGTACTGACAGGTCAGCGCCGAGCGGAAGACCGCCGCCGACCTGTCGACGCCGTGCTTGGCGGCGGTGTCGACGAAGACGATCAACTGCTCGTTGAGCGCGCGCACTTGCTCGCCGGTCATCCAGTAACTGACGGAGTGCAAGGTCCCGAGGCGGTAGCGCTCGATCGGGTCGGAGCATTGCGCGAGCGCCAGCTCGACGGCGTCGGGAGATAGCCAGCGCTTGACCTCCGTCTCTGCGAAGGCCTCTTCGATCTCTTCGGGATTCTCGGCGAGGTTCAACTTCCGCTGGTGGCTCGTACCGGTGAAGCGTTCGCGACGCCTGAACGCGACTTGCTCCGGGTCGAGGCCGAGCTCGCGCTCGTCGTCGACGGTGCCAGCTGGCAGAGTCGCGACGAACTTCGGCGAGTGCATCGCCTCGAAGCCCGGCGTGCCAACGGCCAGCCGCTTCAAGGGATCGAGATACCAAGGCCAAAAGAAGGCTCGGCGGAACGATCCCGACGGCGGGTCCTGCGCGGTCAGTAGATACTCCTCGGCCATCCAGGCGGTTCGACTCGTCGGCGGATTCGACTCGGCGACGATCCAGCCGTTCGGGCCGACGGCCTTGCCGGCCGCGCTGAAGACGATCTCCGGCTCATGGTAGGCGCGCGGCTCAGTGAGGTGGAGTACCATTAAGCTCTGGCCACGTCCGAGAGTCGAACTCACGCGAGCGTGCTGCCCTGCGGTATCCATTGAGTACCTTGAGCCATTGCGGAAGCGGAAGCGATAGCCGACGCGGAGCACAGACGGATCCTCGCCGTCGGCCAGGCCGAGCCATTGCCGGGGCATCCGGCGCAACGCGAAGAGGATCTGGTCGATCGCGCCTTCGAGCAGCGCGGCCTTCTGTGCCTGATAGACCGAGAGCGCCGAGACGCCCGGCAGGCGTAGCACGGTGTGAAGGATCAACGCATAGCACAGCGAGGAGAAGCGCACGCGCCGCGACTTGCAGACGATGTCCGAGCCGGGGATCGGCTGGCCTGCGTCGTCGTATCTGAAGGCCGTGCGCCGGTCGAGGTAGTCGATCTGCATCGCGTTGAGTTCGTCGCCGCCTACCGACCTCGGCGATCCGCTGTCGTCGAACTCGCTGATGTGAGGCCAGAAGACGAAGCGCCGGACGAACTCGGCAGGGTCGGCGGGTATCGGCTCGACCTCTTCAAGCTCGCGCGGCTTCTGTCGAGCTTGCTGATACTTCAGGACCTCGAGCGGGTCGGTACCGCTGATCAGTCGCTGCAAGGCGGCGAAGTCCATCACCCCGATCCGGTCTTGATCATCCGCTCCGCGATCGCCGCCTTAAGCGCGACCTCGGCCGCGCGTGCGTCGCCCGTCGTCGCGACTCCTCGCTCGATGCGGTCGAGCAGTAGCTCGCGGATCTCGGTGACCTCCGGGCATTCGTTCGGCGATGGCTTCACGACCTCGACGATCGGCGCGGCGATCATCAGCTCGGCCTTGGCTTGCGCCTTGGCCTTCTTCGTTCGGCCAGGCCGCCACTTGCCGCCGTGCCGATGACACACGAATGACTTCACGGTGTTGAGTCCGACGGGCACACCTTGATCAGCGAGCCAGGCTTGCACCATCGGCGCGGAGTCGCCGCGGGCGGCGCGGCGGAGCGTGTCTGCTGTTAGGCCTGCGAGTTCGATCTTCGAGCGTCTTGCCATAATGGGCCATGATAACTTGGCCCATTGTGGCCCACAACCTAAACCGGGCCGGTCGTGGAACTGCGTTAAACTCTAGGGGCTTGCAATTGGGCCGAACACGCAACGCCGATCGCGGCAGCCCTAGACGCGGCGGCGAGGGAAGCGATCAGCGAGAAAGCGACAAAGCTGATCGGGGTGCTGCTCTACACTTCAGGTTCTAACGGGTAACACTTCAGGTTCTAACCGGGAACACTTCAGGTTCTAATTCAACCGGTATTGAATGATTCCGAACACTTACAGAACACCGACCGTGAACGGAACGGAACGGTAGTGTAGTACGGCCCTGAGTGGGTCCGCTTGAGCTACCCCACTCGGGCCTTGTCCGGGATAGCTCATCACGATGGCGCTGGAATTTTGAACCCGAAAAATCGGCGCCTCGAGAAAACCAAAGTCGTCGAGGTTTTGCGTAGACGCACACAGAACGCGCGAGCGCTTCAAGGTATCGTCTGGTATGCGTCAGGCCATGGCCGGCCGCTACGCGGCCAGCACGTGCCCTCCTTGGTCACGTTTCTGGGCTACTCATGCACAGAAAAGTGAGGGGGGGCCGACC